TCGTCGGCAGCGTCAGATGTGTATAAGAGACAGAGTTTGTAGATACCATAACCGAGTGCAACAACTGCGGCGGCTGCCAAAGCATAAGGATTCGCCATAATTACGGCGTTCAATCTGGCTGCGACCGCCGTAAGGCGAGTTTTGGCAACGGTAAGGAATCCCGTCGCTGTAACATTGGCCGTCTGTGCTGCGGTATTGACCGCTGTTGCGGTCGTGTTGGCTGTGCGGGCAGCGGTTTCCACCGCCGTTTTCTTGGCGTTGAAATCACGGGCGGCGGACTGATAGGCAAGGGCGGCGGTTTCCCGTTGGGTTTCGGCGGTTGCCAATTTCCTTTGAGCCGTTTCTATCTGTTTGGCTGTGCCGGTTGCACCAATGTGCATAAGTTCAGCCAACCGCTGCTGCTCCATTTGTTTGGCTGCAACATATTCCGCCCGTCGAGCTGCGACGGCTTGGCTGGCCGCAGTAACGTCGGCACGGGCTTTCGTCAATGCACTTTGGGCAGCCTGTACGTTCGCTGCGGTTTCGGCTTTTACAAGGGCGTAATATTCGGCAGAAGTTTTCGCCAATCCTTGCTTGGCTATCTGCGCCTGCTGCTCCACCGTGAGGAGTTTATACAATTCGGCAGCCTCCTCTGTATGCTTTACGGTGGCAACCGAATTCTGTATAGCGGCAGTTGCAATAAGAGCAGCTCGATATGTGCCATAGGTTGCAACGAGGGCGGCAAGGGTTTTTCCAACTTCTTGATAATTCTCAATCAGGTACGATGCCCCTGAAATAGCACCGCTTATGACATCCTCATTCGCACTTCCGATGTCATTGAGCATCATATCGAAATTATCTTTCAAGTTCGATATTTGCCCCGTGATGGTCTTGCTCTGTTCTTGCATGAGGTTATAGAACTTCCCGCCCTCGGAGGTCATATTTTTGAACGCCTGTTCGACTTCGGGAAATCCCACCTTACCGGCAGATATGTATTTATTCACCTCGTTTACAGACACTCCGAGGACTTTGGCGAGCTCTTCGTAGATAGGCACACCTCGTCCGGCGAACTGACGAATATCGACCAGCATAGCCCGCCCTTGCGATTTCAGCGTACCGTATAGGTACACCATGTCTCCCAACGGGACGGATAGCCCCGCCGAAACATTGCCGAGCATTTCTACCGTTTCAATAGCATCCTCTGCGGCGGTTCCGTATGCGAGCAGTTGTTTGATTCCGTCAGCTACGCCCAGCAAATCGTATGGTGTTTTTGCTGCGAAATTCACCGCCTGCGACAGGAGGGCATCTGACTTTGCCTTTGAATTGAGCATCGTGGTAAACGCAACGTCGAGTTGCTGCATTTCCCCTGTTACCTGAACGATTGAACGAGCAAAGGCAGTTGCTTGCTGGGCGGAAAATGCAACAGCGAGCGCAGCACCTATCCTGTGGGATATGCTGTCGATACGATTTCCCTCCGAAACAGCCGTGTCGCCGATACCTTTGATGATGTTGCGAGATTCGGCGGCATCTGCTCGCAGTTGGTTATTATCCAACCCCAAACCGTAGTATAATTTGCCTTTTTCGTTATTCATTACTCACCGAATAAAATTGCGTGAACTTTATCCCTATTGCGGGGGTCGCTTGCGTTTATTACCTCCTCTTTGCTCTCTTTTTTGCCGTCTTTGGGCTTTTTATAGCTTGGCAGAACTGCCCCGTACATAATCATATTGGCATAGCTCATATCGTACAGGACATATTCCAGCGGAAGATTAAACCCTTTGACAGTCCCTGCGATTACTGCCCAGATGCTGTCGTTTCCACCTCCCTCGTCTGTCGCAGCAGATTTATCTCGGTCAGGAAAGTGGTAAGCCCGAAAAAATCGGCAACCTGCGACCTTTGTAACAGCCGTGCGGCCAGGCTGTGGAGTTCTCTCGGTGTAATATCTTCCAGCAGGGATTTTGCGAGTGAGGCTTTATGGTCTATGACCTCCTCGGCCTCCACCTGCTCGGTTTCTTTGATAAGCCCCCAAAAACGGCGTTTTTCAACCGTTTTGACGGTCTTCCGTGTCTCGGTTAATCCTTTTGCGCCGAGTATCATAATGGCAACGATTTCGCCCATAGGACGGCAATCCTTACCGATTGCCAATACCTCGTCCACGATTCGCTCCGTGTCGAGTTGAATTTTAGGCATCCGAGCAACGGCCTCCGATGCCAAAATCAGAGTTGCGGCACTCGGTGGGGCAGCTTTATATACCTTATCGCCAACGGTTATCTCCTCCGGCTGTTGGAGAATTGTTTGGGCGACTTTGGTTTCAATATTTTCCGGCATAACTGTTTTTATTTATGGCGAATTCGCCGTATTTGATTTGTAGCGGGAGTTGGATTTGCACCAACGACCTCCAACCTCCAACCTATGAAATTGGCGAGCTGCTATCTGCTCTATCCCGCTATGTGCGGAGGTTTAACCCCCTCCGCATCGGGTTTACTACGACTTGGTGTACGGTTTGAGGGTTTTACCTGTCTTCGGCTTTTTGGCGTCGAACGTGTATTTCCACAACTTACCGTCAGCCGAAGACCACGATTCCGTTACCGATACCGTTGCATTCTCGATAAGGAAGCCCTCGCACTCCTCATCCTCCGGTGTCAGGCGGACGGCATAGTTGTCGAGGATAACGCCGTCCTCGTCGTCAATAGGTTTCTCGTCGCCTTTCTTGACAAAAATCTCCAACTCGAACGAGTATTTGTTTTTGCCTTTCCGGGTATCGACGACATCACCACCCTCCTCGGTCGCTTCCTTTTTCGTCCCCTCGGTGGTCGTCAGTTTGGCCGTGTCTTCCTTGATTTCAGGGAATGCCGTCCATGTGGGCGTCGGTTCCGTCGGGACTTCACCATTTACACTTTTGGTAAACTCGACTTTGGGTTTGCCCCAGCTTAATACAGACATATTCTTAATGTTTTAATGGTTTGTTAATCAATGTATTCGTACTGCAATTTAACCACGATGAAATGCTGCTGGATTTCAGGTTCTTCCTCCGTGTAAATTGTCTGCTGCAACTTGAACTTGTAATTCGATACGGCAGCCGTCAGGCTATTCACCCAATCTGCTGCGGCTTTTTCGAGCGTTTCGCAACGCTGGCCGTCCTCCACGAGAACCCCGTTTTCGTAAGGGTCAATGTCGGGACAGTAGATATTTATGGTTACGACGCCTGTTTGTATCTGTCCGGGGAGGCCGGTCGTGAAAATCACGATAGCGTCCTCGGCTTTTGAATCCCTCGGGCGACAATCTTTGCGATATACTTTCCCCGATATAATTGAGGGGAGGGTGCTGCTTTTCAGCAACGCCAGCACATCGCTTTGTATCTGTTTCCCTGTCTTTGCCATTACCGTTTTGTAAATCCAAGTTGTTTCATAAGGCTCGGTACGAGTTGTTCTGCTAACAGTTCTGCGCTATCCAACACGTTATATCCCCTTGCCGATACATAGGCGGCATAGTTCATTCCTGCCACCACAATCAGGACAATGCCGGACGGGAATTCCTTGACAAGTTGGCGGGCAAATGCTGCCCCGCCTTGCGTTCCCTCTCGTCCATTTTTGACGGTAGTAAAATCGCTCATTTGAACAATCTTGCCGTCTTTGACTATCACGTAGCCGATAGAACTTCGGAGGTTTCCCGTTTGGTCTTTGTAGGAGTTGGTCGAACGGGCTTCGTTCAAGCAGCGTTCACCGACGTAGGACAGATTGTAGATTGTTTGTTGCTCAATCCTCTGTATCTGTTCTTCGAGGTATGCATCGACCTCCGACATCGGTGTTATCTGTTTTGCTCCCATATCAGACCAAAATCCGGATTTGACACACTGCCTGCAACGGCTCGACTTCGATGACGGAGAATTCTCCGAGGATTTTTCCGTCGATGTCCCGTAACCGCAGCATTTCAGCATTGTAGGGTTGTTCGTCTATGAGAATTTCATAGGAGGCGATTGTAAATGCCTCGCCGTTTGCCCTGCCTTTGTTGCTGTATTTATTTGCTCGGTATTGGCACTCGATAGGTTTGCCCCAAGAAACAGACGGGGCGATAGGATAGTCCGTGTTAGGGTCTATCCCTCCGCCTGTCTTTATCTTCGTTTCGATTGTGCCGTTTGCAATAATCATAGTCTTGAACCTTTGTACCCGTAAATGGACTTCGGTTTGTTGCTCTCCTCCTGATATTCCCCGTACAGCCGATTTGCCCTGTTACGGAACAGCACCCGCTGCTCGTCCGTGAAACTGTATGACTGCCCGCCCTGCGTAACGTCGGGGGCGAGTGAAAGCCATAACAGGAGGTCGGCTTGGGCGAGTTTGTATTTCGCCGTTTGCATAATCTCCTGTGAGGCTTCTGTCGTCATATCAAGTCCACGATATTCCGCTGTGTCCACAAGGGTACGCAACGGAATAGGGTAAGCATTGATGCCTTTCAGTGATTCGAGAACTGTTGCCATGACGATTACTCTCCTGTGGCCTGTGTTACCGAAACTTCGGCGGAGTTGCCGTCCTCGTCAGTTACGGTAATTTTGGCCGTTCGTTCTGCGGTTGAGTTGGCCGTTACTTTGACCGACACTTTGTCACCCTCGACGGTCGCTGTCGCCCATTCTTGGCTGGACTGCACCGTTACGTCGCTGTCGCTATGCACGGCGAACGTCTTGGTCGATGCCGACTTCGGGAATGACAACGATGTGGGTTCGACACTCAGTTTGCCGGTGGAATTGGCGTGCAGAATGTAGATGCCATCCACACCGTCGATAACCGGCAAAGCCAAAGCCTGTGCGGTCGTGAACTCTTTGAGCGGGTCGGTCTTCGAGTACTTCGCCACGAGGATATGTGAGCCCGATTTCTGATAGTTCACTCCGGCAACGGGGTGGGTTTCCTCGGCCAGCGTACCGTACACAAGGCGGCCTACGTTTTCGCCGGGCAAACCTACGATGTTGGCCTCTGCCCACGGCTTCACGGACGTATAAGAGCCGTCCGGCTTTTCGATTCTGAACGAGGAATCGACGATGCGGAACGTCGCACCGTATTCGTCGGCCAACGCTTCCAGCATGGTTTCCCTCGACGGAACCGGCAGCAACTTTTCGTCCGTGATGACCTGTTTGTTGTAGTTTGCTGCGAGCAGTTTCCCCTGCTTCGAGTTGCGGAACAGGTTGAAATACTTTTTCGACAGCATCACGAGGGTAATAGAGTTGCCGTCCTCCTGTGCCTTGTCGAAAAGCTGCTGTACGTCGTCCTGAGGAACTGCGTCAGCCTCGCCCCATTTGGCTTTGGTTGCATGGAACGTGTTTTCGGCTTTGTAACCGAAATCTGCACGGATGCCCGTACCGACGTTTTCATCGTCAGGGACAAGGGTTACGCCGGTGGACAGAGCCTCTTGGAACATAATTTCCTTACGGACATCTACACCCTTGATTGCTTTCGGAGCGTTGTCGAAGATTTTGCCAACGACGGTTGTTTCGTCGGCTCCTCTTGCCCGCATTACGTTGATGTCGGAGATGGCTTTCTCGCCCTTGCTGAACTTGATACCAATTTTCGGGATAACGCCACTTGCGTTGCTGATTTTATCCCGTTTTTTCAGGGGCAGCGAGCTGTCCATAGCTACGACATCAGCAGCAACTACGGAGGTGTTCAGCTCGGTCGAACCCCAAGTGAGGTCGGCGGAGTATTCCTCCGTGAGCATCGTTTTGTGCAGCAGCTGCTCTTCCGTTTTCTTGCCGTTGATTTTCTCGGTAATCTTCCCGATTACGAGACGGAAGTACTTGTCGATGTACTCGATGAATAATGACGGATTCATAATTTATTCTCCTTTCTGTTTTAGGCGTTAAGGAACTCGATGCGGGGCAATCCCGTTTTGATTGCCTTCGTTACGGGGTACGGGCTTGCTGCGGCATTGACCTGACCGATGGTCAGGATTGCAGCCCTCGGGTCTTTCTTCAGCACAGAGGCTTTCAGCACATCGAGGTACGAATGTCCGTCGGGCAGCGTATCATACGCCTCGGAGGTTACTCCGAGCGGCTTTACAGCTTTTGTCGTGTCGTCCTGAATCAGGATATGGCCTGACCTGATGACCTCGACATCGGCCGTCAGCCCCGATACGTCAAGGGTGCGTCCGCCGGGAACGTCGCCCAAGTCGTTCACAATGACGATAGCATCCAGCCCGTCATTTACCTCAATAGAGGCTCTTTTCAAATCTGCGGTAGGCATTGACTTTGAATTTTAATGGTTTAACCTATGTTCATTCCGTCCACGACACGCTGAGCCTCCTCGTCCGTCGCCTCTTTGACGCCGCCCGTTGTGGTCTTGGTTGCGCCGCCGGTGGCCGGTCTTCCGAAAACAGCACCTCTCGCATTCGCAGTCTTGGCGAGTTCCTCTACCTCCGTACCGACCTCGGACAAAAGGGTATCGAACTCCTCGTCCGATATGTTCTTGATGTCCGTGCGGGCATAAGGCTTACGGAGGTCTTCCGGCAACTTGCCGATGATTGCATCGAATATCTGCTTCCGGCTGGTGGTAACTTTGTCGCCCTCGATTGCGGCAAGGCGGTCGGAAAGGCTTTTTTGCCCGTCGATGATTGCCTTTGCCCACGCAGGAGTTTCGTTGTCTTCGTTACCGGATTGATTGCTGGGTGCGCCGTTTTGTTCAGCAGATGCGCCCCCTTTGACCTGCTTGCCGTCTTTCAGACCGTGTTTCTTCTCGTAGTTCGATACTGCGGTCTGTTGGGCTTCCGTCGCTCGGCTGTCGCCATAGCTTTCGAGAACCTGCTGGAACGTTACCCCCTCTACTGCGGTTGCAACCTGTTCCGCCGTTGTTGCAGTCTTCGCCAACTTGTCGGCTATCCTGCCCAAGATTGCGTCGCTGACCCCCGTGAATTTGGCTTTCAGCGCATCCAAAATCTCTTTTCTCATACTGTCCAAAAATTAACTGATTAGTTTGCTTGCGACAAATATACTCAAAAATCGGATAGTGATTATAATATAATCATAAATTTTATTTCAAATGATTGGTTTTGAATATCAATACCATAAATTGAGGTGCAAAAGAAAATAACCTTTTCGGTTAAAAATTCTCCGTAAAAAATTTGTTATAGCAAATATACTTCACTTACTTTGCAATGTGATTATAAAATAATCATAATAAGCGACCAAAATAACAATGATATGAAAACTGCAAATAACAACTGGCTGGAGCGAGCAAACAAAATCAAAGAAGCCTATAAGTTGCGCCAACGTCCAACCGAATTTATCAACTTGAATAGTGCAATTAGGTGGTGTGAAAATCTGTATGGTTCATACAAGATTGTTATGGGCGAGAACCTCAAATATTGGATTGTAACATCTGCGGATGCTGCTCGCCTTGCAAAATATGGGTTTGAATGTGTGAACTTCTAAAACTATGGCACAGATAATTGAAGCAGCATACATGGCAGGGTTCGAGCCAAGCTCGGACAACCTGCCCGCTGAGGAACTCTACAATGAAGCCCTCGCATATCTCACGGATTTGACAATTCATTAACAACCAAAAAATAACAGAAATGGAAACAGCAATGACAACGCAGCAAAGTTTGAACGAAGTTGTAATCAACAAGGTTCAACGCATGATTGAAAACAAGGCCGTCGGCGTACAGGCCACAATGGAACGCCTTGTAAATGAGGGGAAAATCGCACAGGATTATATCGCCCCTATCGGGGTGGAACTGCGCCGCAACGACCACTCACCGATAATCACGTTCAGCGGAAACGGGCACGTCCTGATGAATATGCAGAGCGGGCAATACACTCTCCACGACAATGCTATCGGACAGTTGGCCGACAAAATGGGCATCCCCTCTCGCTACCTCCGACAGCTGGCCTCCGGCGACGAATGGCAACGACAACTCGCCGCAACAGTTCTGAACGAGCACAGCGGCTGGACGCAACGCACACGGGTTCTTATCCGCACGGTCGGCCAGCAGGTTCGAGGTGTATTGAGCGACAGCTACCGCCGGTTGAACAGCGTTGAAATCCTGACCGCTTTCGTACAGGAGGCGAGCCAGCAGGGGGCAGTTATCGCCGATGCTTATATGAGCGACACGAAAGTATGGGCGGAAACGATACTGCCGCAGCCTATCGTTGTTCCGACAGTAAAGAACGGCGAGGTGGTGATTTTCGCAGGGGCGAGGTTCAGCACTTCCGATTATGGCGACGGGGCAGTTGATATGCGGGCATTTTTGCTCAACGGGGCTTGCCTCAATGGTATGGTTCGGGAGAGCGTGATGAAGCAAGTACACCTCGGCTCCCGCCTCCCTGACAATCTGCAACTCTCCAACCGCACCTACGAACTCGACACCCGTACGACGGTTTCCGCAGTTCGAGACCTGACGAGGGGGTTGTTCAGCAAGGACAATATCATGCAAAAGGCCATCGAGATTCAAGGAGCGGCCGAAATCGACGTAGATTTCGACCAAGAACTGAAACGGCTGGTAAAGGCCGGTTCGCTGCTGAAATCGGAGGGCGAGAGTGTTGAAAAAATCCTCATGCGTAATGACCCCGACGACGGAGTACAGGGCGGAGCAACCCTTTGGAAGTTGACGCAGGCTATCACGGCACACGCACGGGAACTTGAACCCCGCCGCAGCCGAGAGTTACACGAGATCTCGGGGGCTTTGCTTAACCGGGTAAAAGTAACCGCATAAACAATAACCGCCCGCCATTCGGCTTGAAAACAGCGTGAGTGGCGGGCATAATCGCAACAACTATGGCAACGATACACTTACAGGGTATAGGACAACACCCCGCAAAACCTGCCGGAGAATTAAAAGTCGGCGATACGCTGTGTTGGAACTTTGGCTATACCTCCCGTTTGACGGAGATAGTGAAACAAACCAAGCACACGATTACTTTCCGTACTGTTTCGCCCAATGGTTATATCGGGACACACCACAAGCGGCTAACAACCCTTTTGGCCGTTAAAGGATTATCCGAATAGTTATGGCACGCCGAAACCCTGCCATAATACACAAAGCAATGAATTACGGTGGAGTTTCGGCGTTTCAATACCCCATAGTAGAGTAAAGGAGAGTATAGTATAGGAAAGTATATAATAATACCCTTACGGGTATTTGTCAAACCGCCTGAGATTGTCAGGCAACAAAATCCGAAATTATGAGCGACAAAAAGAGAATTTATACCGTTCCTGTTCGATTCGTGTTCAGGGGCGAGTTCAAAATCAAGGCAGACAGCGGAGCGCAAGCGGAAGAGTATGCCGAGAAACATTGTGGGCTGGTTCTCGGAGGCGACATTCATTCCTCGTTGCCCGATGAAATGGTTGATTGGAATTTTCCCGTACATCCCGAAAAAATTGTAGGACATGGCAAGGTTGAATATTGAGCGACAGGAACGGCTGGAACCGGAGCGCATAGCCCATGCAGTCCGGCGAATTGAGCAGCTTGGCTATACAATCACGCTGCGGGATAACAAGAAAATACAGTTCATTCACAAAGGTAAGACCGTTACGTTCTTCCCGTACAGCGGGTGGGCAACCGGCAAAACGATACAGGACGGACGAGGGCTGGGCAAACTTATAAAGCAGTTGGAAAATGGACTTGATTGAACAGATTACAACCGTCGCCACCTCTTTGGGTTGGCAGGTTAGCACCGATACATCTAAACCGAATATTGTTCTATTCGAGTTTTCCCAATATACGCCGGCAGGTCAGGACTTTGATTTCTGTGCAGAAATGAAAGATAACGACCCCGACACCCTCTTGGAAGAAATCGAGCAATATTACGAAGGTTATGACCCCGACTATGAAGCCTATCTGTGGATAGGCACGGACGGCCACGGCAAGAACGGTGCTCCCTATCATATCAAGGACATCGTAAGCGATATGGAGGAGGCAGAGGCAATGATAAACACCCTTTACGAAACCTTGAAAACTGCGCTACAATGAAAAGTGAAAAAGCACAAGACATCTTGTCTGCGTCATCCGTAACCGATTCGTGTGGTTATGAGTATCTGCTTACATCCAGCGCCCAAAAAGCTGTCGAGGTTGCCGAGCGGGAAGCCGAGAAGCGGATGCGGGCAAAAGCGATAGAGGCATTCGACGATATGTGGTTCAGCGGCATGGAACCGGACTATGAATACCATCGCAGGAATTTTATCAAAAAACTGAACATGGAATGAAAACTTACCGATGCGGACGAATGGGAAATATACTCGGCGACGAGTGGTACACAATCCAAAAACGAACTTTCATGGGCTTTTGGGTAACGTATGCAAACTTTGAAAGCAGAGGAGCAATGGAGCGTGTTGCCTGTAAGTTGGAGGATTTAGGAAACATTGTAATAAGAATGAATTGAAAATGAAAACGATTGAAGAACGGGCAAAAGAATCCGTCATTGACCCTTTTGACCCTGACGAAATGATTCCGGCCAGACTGGGATATTTATCTATGTTGGAAAGACGAGGATTTGTTGCTGGTGCTATGAGTGAACGTAATGAACTCCTATGCTGGCATGACCCCAAGGTAGTGACTCCGTATATTGATGAGGAGGTGCTGGTAAGGGTTCACCGACAATTCAACACCTACGATGTCATGCGGTACGACCAGCATGGATGGTGGCAAAAGGCTCCCGGAGGAGGCTGGTGTGCCGCTGACTGCGAAATTGTAGGCTGGCGTCCTATTCACAAAATAGAACAGATGCCATGAGAACGAAAACCCTATACAAAGCGGACGGAGACCGTCTTAAAATCGACCGGTTCCCCTGCTTCCATGTAACCGGCAGCATCGCCGGTATGAAAAAATTGTTCTATGGCAAGGATGCCTTGCTGGTGCGTTGTGGAAGTTGGATTTACAACGTGTCGAAAGAACCGAGAATTTACCATATAGCACATTAGTTAGTTATGGGACGAAGTTATAAAACGGAGTTTTTGCGTTGGAAAGCCGAGTTGGAAGCAAAACACGGCACGATGATTTACGACCGCCTTTCCGAAGTAATTGACACGAACAACGATTTATCCGTCGGTGATATGGTTATGTTTACCAACGATTATGGGGTAACATTCGGTCCCCATGAAGTGTTGGGTTTCTGTAAGCCAGATAGTTTTCTATGCCCGCATCGTTTTCCAAAAGACGAGGATTGCGGAATCGTCTTTTTAGACAGCTTCGGCTATTGGTTCCCCGACTGTCTTAACCAACTGACGCTGGTAGCGAAAGGAGGGCAGCAATGAGTGAGTTGGAGTTTATCTATCGTGTGGCGTTTAATGAGCCTCCCCTTGAAAATGATGACAGTTGGGAGTTTTACTTTACCTCCGTGTCAGCGATATACGAGAAGTTCACGCCCGAACAGGTTGGCTGCAAGGTGTCCCGCCTGTGGAATCTGAAAATCACGCCCGATAATCCGTATAATGGTCGGCGGTGTCGTATCACGAAAGAACCCGTGTTACGAAAAAAGCGGAGGGGAAAATTATTTTAGTGACTTTTTCTTCACTTTTTTTGTGAAGATGAAAAATTATGCCTATCTTTGCCATTGTAAAAACGGATATATGGAAGTCATTTTTGACAAGGAATATTTGCAGGTAATGTATGAAACGGGACAATGCCCCGATAAAAAGCACCGTTATCAACCTGGTATTATTCGCAAGTATGGCGACGTTATAAACCTTATGAAACGGACTCGTAATGTTATGGGGCTATGCCAATATAACTCGTTGAGATACGAAAAACTGAAAGGCGATAAAGTCGGACTATCTTCTGTAAGAGTAAACGACCAGTATCGTATCGAGTTCGAGGAACGTATCAAAGACGGCGAGGTTATTGCGACGATATGCAATATAACAGATTTGTCAAACCATTACAAATAAATAGATTATGATTGAGATACAAGGGATTGACCCCAAGATGATTGCTAACAACTTGGAATCCGCCTATCCGACGCATCCGGGTTCAATACTGAAAGACGAAATAGAATACAGGGGAATAACGCAGTACAAGTTATCTCAAGAGATGGGGATTCCGTATTCAGCATTGAACGAAATTTTGAATGGCCGCCGCCCTTTGACAGAGAAAACGGCTTTGCTCTTTGAGGCGGTTTTGGGTGTTGATGCAGAACCGCTGCTTGGTTTGCAAATGGATTACAACCTACGCAAAATGCGTAAGGACAGTTCTTTTATGGAAAAATTGGCTCAATTACGAAAAGTTGCGGCCATTCTCTAATTAGTATTAAAAGAGAGGCAGAGTCTGAAAAATGAGGGCGGTCATTGGCCGCCCTTGTTTTGTGCTTATGCTGCGTATTGTCTGTTGTCTTTCAGGAAATAAGGCAGCGTCCCATTCTTGGTTGCCTTTTGAATCCTGTCGTGGTTCCTGATTCTCCACTCCTTGAAATTAGGCGGTACGTCGGACACCTTGTTTGCGCTTTCCCCGTTCAGCGGTTGTCCGAGCATTATCCGCTCATTGTCGGCTTTGATTTCCTCCAATGTTTTGAGTATTACTACTGCGTGGCAACGACAATACGGATGCCAGCCCGTGAACTTGAAATTCTTGGGATAGCGTCCGGCCAACTCATCGCAAATGTCGGTAAACGCTCGTCCATTGAGGGTGTGGTTATTCGACAACCTGATTTCGATGCCTACCACGAAATCGAGTTGCTGCCAACGTGTGTAATCCGATGTACGGTAGGCGATGTTCGTTTCTGTGGCAGCCAAACGGTGGGCGTTCTTGTACGACGAGCGATAAACTCCTTGGCCGGGGTGGTATGCCGCCGCCCGTTGCGACAGGTGCAGTTGCCCGTGTTGGTCTCGGACACGACGGAACAGTTTATCGGGGTGTCGTAGGTATTGTCGGAGTGTCCGGCTCATTTCATCGGCTGAAAGCCCGTCCCGCAGGCCGAGGTCGATGCCCATTTCTATCTCCGTTTTGAATTGCTCCGTGTACCGCCATACTCTGTCGGATAGTTTCAGTCCGTTGATTTTACGCTCCGTGAACGTTTTACAGGCTTTGTCGTTGGTGTTGTAATACTTGCGAGCCTGTTCCGGTGATAACCTCGTGGCATATTCCCCGAATACGACATTGCACAGCTCGTTATTTTTGTTGTTTGCCAACGTCCACTCTGCTTCTATGCCGTTCAGTATAACCGTCGATATGCTCGTTTTTAGCGTTTGTAGCAACTTTTTGATGCGAGCCTTTGTACTTGGATAGTTGGCGAACGAAAAGGACTTGTCGGGGTTGAAATCGGGTATTGCCGCCCCGATAGCGGCAGCCTCACGCACGGCAGACTGATAAATAGCTTCAATCTGCCGTGCATAACGCTCCATGTCTTTCAGGTGCTTAATTTCCCATTTATCCAACTGTGCCATTGCCTTTCAGTTCAAATACGTTACATTGCGGGTCGTCCAAGAATTTCGAGAATTTTCCCTCTTTGTAGTACGGGCAGCGGCACATAAACAGTTCGCCCCGCCAATTCTTTTCGTGCCAATCGTAACTATGGATGCAGTCCCGACACGAGTATTTCGGTCGTTCCCGCTGTTGCTTTTTTCTCGCTGCGGCCATTGTTATTCCTCCTCTATGCGGTCGGGAGCGGGCATTTCCTCCAACCGTATCGCTTTTATGGTTTCACGTCCCTCCAAAATCGCTTTGCATAGGCGGTGATAGCCGTCGGCAATCTGCCCACAATCGTCGAGGATGATAGGATATTCCAGCGAGCAATCCTGTACCCGCTTACATTGGAAAATGAACTGCGAGAGGTTATCCGCAGGGAACGGGTGGTCGGTTAAATCCACCGCCCACAGCGGGAGGTCTCGGATTTCGTAGCCTTTGGCCTGTGCGAACAGGTATAGCGATTCAGCCCTCCAAACCTTGTTGCCTCTGACAAATTCGCTTTCCCCGAATGTCATTTGTGATATGCGTACTTTCGTCATGGGGCTATTCGGTTAAATGGAACGCATCGACGGTTTTTTCTTCGCCGAGTTCTTGCATCGTTTTATCAACGTCATTGCTCCAGCCGAGCATTTCGACGCTTTGCCGCTGTGAAATGATAGGTTTGCCGCCGTTGGCCGTCGTGAGATTCGCAATGGTGTCCTTATCGTCTGTAATCGTGAACGGCGTTATCTCCATTTCCACTTGCAGGCTGTCCACGTCTTTCCATTGCTTTTCGGGCAACATCGTTTTGAGGAACGCTTTGACGACGTTCATTTCACGGTCAAGGAATTCAATCAGTCGCCCGCTCTCGTCTTTGACTTTGAGTTGGGCGTCGATGAATAGCTGCTTGCGGCTTTCGCCCGACATAGGGTTGGATTTCATACTCTCGTAACTCCAATCCGGCAGTTGCAACTGCGTGAAGAACGATTGCCGGAGTTCGGTAACAAAGAATTTCAGGTTTTCGACCGCCTGCTCCCATGTGATATACCCCGCAGAAGAACCTTTCGGATATTGGAGGATGCTTTTGAACTCCTTGTTTTCGGGTTGTTCCTCGCCGAATTGTATTTCTTCGTCCGCAAACACGCAGAATACCGGTTTACTGTTCTTGCGGAGGTAATTACCGTTGCGGCTCAATGCCCATTCAATCTCGAACACGATTTTCGAGGTGTCCTCCCAAATGGGGGTCGGGCGGAACATATATACCCCGGGGATTTTGCCGAGGGTAATATCCTCGTCCTCGATAAGCTGCCAGCCGTTGTTCTCGTTCGACCATTTCAGGTGCTTGCTGTCGGTATAGGTGTCGAAGTACGAAACGGTTTTACCGAGTTTCTTTCGGGTGTAGCCCACAGATAGGGCTATCATATCGCCGTACTCATCGAACAACGGGTACAGTTCGTCCCCCTGCATCGGAGAGAAGTTTTTGCATCGCAGTTTCAGCGGGCTATTGAATCCGTAAAGGTCGTGCCGTTGCTCGACAGCGTACCACAGCGTCATAACCTCACACCCTGCAAACAGCATGTTGCTGCGTTCTATGTTCACGCTGTCTATGCGGTTCCGCTCGTAGATTGCCTCCAACATTTTGGCGACTTTCTGCTCCCCGTCGTTATTGGGTTTATAGATGCGCTTGACAGGTATGCCGAAGCATAGTTCCGTCATGCGTTTTACAGCCAACCGTTGCAGGTCGTATGTGATACGGGTAACGTAGTCGATAGAGCCGTCCTCGTTCACAATGTCGGGGTATTTGGCTTTGTTCATCACAGGATGTCGCTTGGGGTCGTATTCGTGTATCAATCCCCAGCGTCCTGTCCACGGCTGCACGTAAACGGCCTTTTCTTTCAGGTCGGAAATAATCTCTGTTACCGGCCTGTTCTTGTCGATGATTTCTTGGATTGTTGCCATAGATGCTTGTATTATAATCACGTTGTTTGCAAAAAAATTAGTACACAGCCCGTGCGATACGTTTTTTGTCCACCGGACGCCTGATGACAATCGGATAGAACGTGTTGGCCAGCGCATCGAATTTGTCGGTAGAGCGTCCGAGCCGTTTTTTGATGTCCTCTTTTGGTTCGATGACTATTTTGCCGTCGGAGCGGAATGACCACCGAATTTCGGTTGCCTCCTCTGAAAATTCTTCATCCGGAGGCAACATGGCTCCCGTGTTGTTTTTCGGATTGAGCCAATCCCGTATGCACCAAAACAGGTATGCCCGCATATTGAGGAACTTGTATTGCCCCGTAATGTCGGTCAGTTCTTTATCTCGGGCTTTTGCTCCCTCGCTGTATTTGCAGCTGATGATATACGGACTGTCGTCAATCTCGTGTGCCCGTGCATAGACACCCGCACCCTCGCCGATTGTGTCGATGCTGACGAACGATGTCGGGTGTTGGCGGCGGTGATTGATGATGTCGCCCGCAACCCGCATGTGGTCTGCCGTGCCGCCCGAATTGTGCTTTTTGAACGGAGCAACCCAATTCTCAATACGGTTACAATAGACCGTTGCGTCCCGTCCCATTCCAGCCACATCGACACCGAGCCAATTTGTTCCTGTGCGTTCCCCCTTGTATTTCCGCCAGCGTTCCTGTGCTGCCTCAATCCATTGCATCGGAATAAGCACATCATCGGCCACTTTCGGAAATTTGCCGAGAACCTTTTTGCGGAACAAGTCTTCGGGACGATACCATTTTCCCTCGAAGCAGAAGTCGTCGAGTTCTTCCTGCACCTCCGATTTGTCGATACGGGTACACCATTGTTCGAGTTTATCGACAACCCATTCGTAATCGACCTGGCCGGGAATGATGATTTTATGCTCGATGACGTTCGGTGCTGTAAGGCTATTCAGCCGGAATTTCGTCCAGCGTTCCCCTCGTTGGCTGCGGGCTGCATAACCTATAGGGGAGTTGGGGTTGAATACCAGCAAAATACGGCTGTTACCTTGTAGGTTTCCCTCAATCGCTTCAAATGTGTTGTCGCTGATACCGGACGCCTCCGTGATGACGAACATCGTATTTACAGCGTGAAAGCCCGACCACGCCTCGTGGTTGTTCTCGTCGGCCTTGAATCCTGTCAAGAACCATTCATCGCTGTCCGTGCGAATGTCATAGGCGTTCAATCTGCCGGGCAGCACGATACCTCGTGATTTCGCCCTGTTGTAGAGCCGTGAAATTTCCGGCATCATAATGTTCTTTACTTGCCTATCGGTCGGTGCGGTGAGGGCGACTTTCGTGTTCTCTATGAGTTGGCGTTGGGTGTTCCAACGTGGTGTCAGGTACAGAAACGATATGGCAGCGCAGGCTGCGACGAAATCTTTGCCACGAGCCGTGCCGGAGGCAACAGACGTGCGGGGATTGAATTGGACACTGGATAAAATCTCCTGCTGCTCCCTGTCAAGGGTAACGCCGAGACCGTCCCGGACAAACCGGTTCCAATCCTCTCTCCACGAACACATCAAGTCGATGCCCCGTTGCCGCAATATGTCGTTATTTCTGCTCATTGTCATCCACGATGCCGCTCTCTATCAGGAACGCCGCAAAACTCATATCACCCGAAATATCTTTCTTTTCGGGAGCGTACAGTCCGAGCAACTTCCGGCGTTCTGCAAGCTGCTGTCTGATTTCCGCAATGTACGACGGGTCGCCGAGGCGTGTTACTTCTGTTTCTGTCCGTTCGGTTTGGTAGGTACGAATAGAGGTTGCCCCCGTTTGATTATCCCGTGTCGGAGAACCTTTCTGTTTGCGAGCGGTCTTGGTGTAGTCGGTTTTCGACTTTTCCCATTGTTCCCACAGTTCCCTGCACGTTTCGTCGATACGCTCCAATTCGAGTTGCAAGGCCAAATCCATGTTCTCCAAGCGGCTTTCCCGCCACTCTTTTAGGAGGGTTTGGATGTCCCTGTTCACGGTGGCTGTCGAATATGTTTCCAGACTGAGACGTTTCATTACCTCGGATTGGATTTTCCGTATGCTGTACCCACGTTTGTATAGTTGCGCCACGATTTCGAGGCGGGATAACTTCAACTGCCGACGCTTTCTCTGTTGTGCCTCGCTCATAATCTTTCTATCTTGTTAAACATTGCCAGTACAACGCCGTTTAACGGGGCTTCCTCGTTATATTCTGTTGCAGGGTCGCTATTATTGTACTGTGGAACGAAACGGACATCGGGGAACGCTATTTTAAGGCATACGACCCCCTCGCCGCTTCCTGTTGGAATAACATACTCCGTTCCTGTGTCAAAGGACAGTTTTGCCCGAAGCCTGTCAGCGATTGCGCCCATAAGATCGGTGGGCAGGTGTCCGCTCGTTGCGTCAAACGCCCGAGGGAAACGCTGTCTGATTTCCTCCATTGTGAACCACCTATTTGCTGTGAGGTCGCCCTGCGGGGAAATGTCTATCAACGGAACGCCTGCCTCACGGAGGTATCGGCTCGCATTGCCACAGGAAAAGCACACGGCGTAAGGTATGCCGTTGCGCTCCATGTACGCCCGTACAACCTCTGCCCGTATGCGTTTCTCGGTCTTGTATATGTCAATCGTCTGTCGCTTCATCGGCTGAAAATTCTTTGTCGAAGAACTTGCTGTCCTCCTCGTTGAACTCAATGCGTGGGTATTTTTTCTTGATGTCCTTTATGTTGCCTTTATAGAATACGAGGATATTTTGGTGCATCTTCGCCACTTTGCGGCTATCCATATAACGGCTCGCACGGAGGGCTGTGCTTGCACCCGTTTCAACCATTATAATCTCGTTGTAATAGGACAGTCCGAGCCGCATAAACAGCGAGATATTATCGCCCACGAAATTGCGGTAAGCTCCTGTCTGTTTGTTGCGGATTTCTCCGATTTTCACAACGAGGAAAGCACCGTCGGCAAGCATATCGACACACTGGCGGAAGATGTTTTCATACTGTGCCATAAATTCCTCGTATGTGCCTATTGCAGACATATCCTCCTTGCTATACACTTCGAGGTCATAATAAGGGGGCGACGTGAAACACAGGTCGAAGCCCCGCTCTGTGATAATATCGTAAATTTTGTTACTGTCGCCGCAGTGATACCGGACGTTGGGATAATCTTTGCACGCCTCCGAGTTGAGTTTCACTTGGTCAGGGCGTATCTCGCAGCCCCTGTATGTCAGCCCAAGAACGCCCGCAACAATGCCTTTTGTCTGTTCGCCGCCGAACGGGTCTATTATACTGCCACCCTGCGGACAGAACCAACGCATAATAATCTCCGCCAACACAGGGTCGAACAGCGACGTACCCTGTGAAAGAACCTTGCTTGCCTCCCGCTCTTTGACCTCCTCCGGCACATATTTATCGAGGTATTCCTTAAATGACAGGCCGAGCGATTCACGGTGTTCACGTGTCTTTTGGTAAATGTCCTTGTACTTGATTTCGGGTGATTGTATCAGCGTGTCGCTGCGGCTTTTGCCAATATCAACGCTCGTTACCTTGCTGCGCCACATCTTCTTTCGGGCTTGCCAATAGCCCTTGCGGGTGTCGAGAATTGAAAACGGCGGGATAACGAAGCGGTCGGCCAAAGAGCCATTAGCTGGTTTGCTGCTTTCGCCTGTACCGACGACACCGTTGTTGTCGGACTGCCATACGTCCAGCCCCCAATCTTCGAGGTCTTCTGCCTCCCAATCGTTCGCCAGCATATCGTAGTCCCACTCACCGTAGCCCACATTATCTTTGATGATGAACTCCTTTTGTTCGGCATCCGATAGGGCGGAGGCTCGAATAACGGGGGCAGTCGGGCTGTCTTGCCAACGCTCCCAATAAGATATTAAAACCTCTTTCTCGGCCTCGGTCTTTTTCTGAAAATCTCGGATGTCACACAACCTGGCTTTCAAGTCGTCGAAAGGCATGTCGGCGATGAACGTCAAAGCCCGATAGCGCATATTACCACCCAAGCATACGAAGGTGTCGTCCACTACAATCGGCCGAAGTTCCAGCATCTTCGGCAAAGCGAGTATCGAGTTTATCAACTTGTCGAACTTGTCGTCCTTGATGATACGGGGATTCGCCCCGTTGGTCTGAATTTGCGAGAGTTTTGCGATTTCGGTTTTCATAGCCTTATTCCCATACTTTGTCTTGTTGATATTCGCCAAACAACCCCCAGCGGCACATTGAGGCGAAAATCGGGGTGTTCAACTTGAATTCCTTGCATATATCCTGCGGGGCTATATCCATTGTCCCCTCGGCTAACGTGTTTCCCGCCGTGTCTTGAACGATGAAATCCACCACCTGTTTGCCGATGCAGCAGGCAAGGGCGGTCGTTACGTCCGTTTTGTACTTCATCGAATAGTTGATAGCGAGGCGGCGGGCTGCGAGGTTCAGCGTAAGGTCGGCCTTGCTTGCGTCTTTCGTCCAAGGAGAACCGCCGCCGATTTTACTGTTGCCTCCGTAAAAATCCACAGCCAGTTTGCGGCCTGTCGTACCGCAGTCTGCGATAGACGAGTGTTTGACGTATCGACCTGTGCCGTTGATGATGAGTTGATACCGGCCTTTGATGCGTGAGCGCACAAAGTGTTTCACGGTCTTTTTGCTGGTGTCGTCGAGCAGCGGGATTGCAACGATGACCTTTTCGACCTTATCATTGCGGGTGATGACCTGAGTTTTGATGTCGAGGCCACCGATGCCACTCTCGAACAGGTCTTTGCACAGTCTTTTGGCGAGGGTATGGTCAAGGGGCATTCCACAGGTGTCAGGCCGATATTCGCAGTACCCGAAGAAAATGCCTTGGTCACCCCAGCCGGACAGCCCTTGTGCGATGTCATTGCTCTGCTGGGTGATGAGGCTTTCAATGTCTAAAAGGTCGCCGCAAATTGTGTTTTCTGCCCCCCAGCGTTCCTGATACTCTCGTGTATATCCGATTTCATTGACGGCCTCCCGAACGAATAGGTGAATCTCCTCCGGGCTGAAACGGTGTGCGCTCGATACCTCGCCGCCGAGCGTTACTTGATAATCTTTGATTTGTACCTCCACCGCATATCGGGTTTGCGGGTCGTGTTCGATGTATCGGTCGAGGATATATTGCGAAATATAATCCGCAATTTTATCAGGGTGTCCGAGCGACACGAATTCTGAAAATTTTATCATCCCTATAATTTGTTAGTTTCGACAAAATTAGCCAATATGATTATAATATAATCATTTTTCGGGCAAAAAAATGAATTTTCAGCCTGAAATAGCTTGTTTTACCAATTCCAGCGTCTTCAACTTGCATAGGTCGTCGGGTGTTACTCTGAATATCCGCCAGCCGAGTAATGTTCCGGCATTGTACTTTTCGATGTCGCCAAGAAACCCTTGCGGGCGAGTGTGGCGTCCGCCCGTCCACACGCCTCCCTCGACTTCGAGGGCTATTTTATGTTCGGGTATTGCATAATCGAACCGCCATTTGCGAGTGGGGTGGAATATGTATTCCTTGACAACCTCTATTTTGAGGTCGCTTTTACAGATAGCCGTGAACATATCCATTTTCGGCTGTTTCAGCGGCTTCTGTGCCTTTCTTTTGGGCTTGTCGGGTGTTTGCTTATTCGTTGTCATATCGTTTGAATTTTGGGCTATTAGGGGCAAGACAACAAAACGGGGATTGCTCCCCGAATTGTGCCGTGCTGGGAACCGCCCGATGTTAGAACGGGAGGTCGTCAGGGTCTTCAACTGCTTCCGCTGCATTGGTAGTCTGCGTTACTTCCATTTGCCGCTGTTGGCTTTCAATAGGTTTCAACGCCCCGAATATGGGCTGCGCCATACGTTCCTCCTCGCTCATGGCTTGGTACACCTCTTTCGAGAGGTTTTGTTTGAGGACGTGCGTATCGCCGTACCTCTGTTCTCGCATTTCGACGGCTGTGAGGTTCAGATACACGCCTTTCTCGCCGAGGTAAACCCCGCTGTCGTCGATAGGAATAATCAAGCAACGTTTCGTGGCTGCCTTGCCTTTGAGGTTGGTTACGAAACTGTTTTTCAGTTTCAGGAGGTCGATTTTAATTCCAAAGTTTCCCATGATTTTGTAATTATTTGGTGTTCGGTGTTAGGTTGTCGAGGTCGATAACGATACCCTCGCAGTATGGTTCTCCGTCCTCCTTGATTGTGAACGAGGCGTAAGGCATATTGGAGAAGATGCGCCAACTCAAATTCGGGCGGTCTTCGGGACACCACTCGACTCGAATGAGGCGGGGGTTGTCGCCGTTGTCATACTCGTCGGAGATAGGCAGAACCTCGTTGCCTACGGCTTTGTGGTAGGTGTTTTCCTCCTCGCCGTCGGCATACAGTTCACCGTCCAATGCCAGCGCATAATCCCCGCCGTCATACGCTCCGACTTCATCATAGATAGCCCCTCGCATTTCGAGCAAGTCGTCTGATGCCCCGAACAGCACCAGCAGATTGTTCTCCTTGGCAGCCTGTTCCTGTTCCTTTGTCATTTCATCACGGTACTCATTACCGTTCAGCAGCTCCGCAAGCTGCTCTTTCGTCATTGTTTTCATTGGCTTATTGTTTATTATGGGTTTTGTTATATTCTTGCTGTACGCACTCTAATACGTGGTCGAGCGGATTGCATTCAATGAACTTTTGCCTGTTATCATCAGGGAGTGCAATGCATTGATTTATATAAGTATTCGTATGGACTTTCAGGGCTTTTTCGAGTGTCGTTCTTCCCCAGCAATAAGGGCATATTGCGAATGTCCCTGTACCGTTGCCCAAATCAACTGATTTATACCCACACGCAGACCACGGCAGGTTGCATATTCCGCAACAACTTTCTGTCGGATATATCTTTTGGTATGCCACCACTACAAACGGCAACCGTTTTAATTCATCTTTTGTCATTTTGGACTTTTCTTATCGAGTTTGATTTTAAGACGTTGAAAATTCCGCAGTTCACGGATAGCCCCGTCAATCGCTATCCCTAATTCTTTAGGGTTGGGCATAGGTAGGTCAGCCCCTCGCCGCCACTTTTGGTAGGTGTGCAGATACTTGATGATTTCTTTCACTTTCATAATTCGATGATTTATAGTGCGTTTTTTTTATTTGCGTTTCGTTTTGGTTATGCAGCCGCCCGAATTGGCTTGATGTCCTCCTCAATCAGTCGAGCGCAAAGAGCCTCGCAGAGAACCCGTGCCATATTGACTTCCACAGCGTTACCGATGAATTTCTTTTGGTCTGCCTGTGCCCCAACGAGAATATAGTCGGAGGGGAAACCCATAATCCGTTTGAGTTCCGGAATGCGTAGCATTCGCATTTTTATGTCGATAATGCCATATAACGCCATGAATTGTTTGATTTTTACCATTGCAGGGGTGTCGTCCGGATTGATAATGATAGCCATTTCGCCCTGTTCCGTTTGGATGAGGTAAGGAGGCATTTTATCCATGCGAGCGATGAGCGTGAAACACGGATTATCGACTGCCTCACCTGCGGATTGGAATTGCGGATTCATCAGGTAGTGCCATTTCCGGTTGGCTGTTACTGTTTGTGCTGGTTCATCAATAGAACTTCCCGTGTTTTTGAAACTCGTATTCATTATCCAATGTTTGCAGGTAACGAGTTGGTGTTTGGGGTTGGTGGTAACGGTCGGAGCGGAAGCTTCGATGTCGCAGGGTGTCCCGTTCCCGTACTGCATATCAACAAATGCGAGCCGGTCTTTCGTCGTTACCGTTGGAGCCGGTTCGTCTATGCTGTGATTGTGCCCGTTGCCATAATAGGCCGTAATGAACGAGTGGTGGTCTCGTGTGGTTATTGCCCCCGCAGGCTCCTCGACCGATACACTCTTACCCTCCGGGCTACCGCCGTAATACTTGGAAAGGAAACTCACCTGCGCCACGCCGAGCCGACTTTGCGTTGCAACAGTCGGACACGGCTCGTCGATGCCCGGAGCCTGATATTTCCCCGTGCGGCTCATGCTGTTCCATTTTACCATGAATGCCTCCTTGCCGCCCGCAACGAATTTTATCAGCCCTGCATATATCCGCTCCAATGTTGCATCGACGAGCGGCTTTTTACGCCCGAAGATGCTCTCTCCCTCGTCCGAAAAGTCCAACACCTCCCGCACGGGTTTCCAGCGGTGTAACCGGCCGAACAGCCCAGCCGCCCCCTCTTTGCTGTGTGTTGGTTCGGGAAATACAATCGGGAGGCCGCCTTTGGCGAAGATGCCGAAGAACCGGCGGCGGGAGGTGTACGCCCCATAATCGGCAGAGTTGAGTATGCGGTGTGCAAACCGATAGCCATATCCACAGACGTTCGCCACCCATTGCTGATACAACCGCCCTGCATCCTTGCTAATCGGCTTCCCGTTCTCGTCGAGATCGCCCCAGCTCATAAATTCCTCGACGTTCTCAATCTGAATGTAGTCGGGATTAATAGCCTCGATATACCGGAACAGATGCTCGGCCAGCGTCCGGCTGTCGGCATCACGGGGCTGCCCGCCTTTGGCTTTGCTGAAATTCGTACATTCGAGGCTCGCCCATAACACGACGAATGCGCCGGGGTTTTGTTCCCGCATTTTTGCAATATGGGCTATCAGCGGGGAGAGTTCCAGCGTCCGAATGTCCTCCGTGAAGTGCATAGCGTCGGGGTGGTTGGCTGCGTGTGAGGCTATGGCGTTGGCGTCATGGTTCACGCATCCGATAACCTTTGCACATTGCTGGTCTCTATACCGAGCGTTCTCAATGCCGGTAGAGGTTCCGCCCGCCCCGCAGAATAAGTCGATATAGAGCAGTTTCATAGCCGTTCTCCGAGTTTGATGATGAATACCGGTTCATCGGGTGCGCCCCATTCAGGCTTACCATATCCGATTGTTATTTCCTCGCATTTAAAAGTCATCGTGCGTTTAGTATATCCGTATGAAAACCGCACGGCATCATAACCTCGTGGAAATGTCCCCGCAGGATTTTCGATAAGCGGGCGGTACGGAAATAAAAGGCGTTTTACCGCCAACTCTTTTTTATGTTTTTCGTAATAATCCGCCAGCCTCTTGTAATCAAGAAGTCGTTTTTCCCAATAGGGCTTTAGTAAGCGATACTCCTCTTTTTTCTCGCCGCTTTCAATCATTTCATACCATTGTTTTTTGAGTGGTAGATAAAGAGTTTTCATGCTGTCTGTTATTTGGTTAAATGAATAATCCGAGTTCTTTTTTCAGTCGCTTGTCGGCGATTTGTATGTATTCGGGATTCAACTCGAACCCGATGTATTTGCGGTTGAATTTTCGGGCGACTATGCCTGTCGTTCCGGAACCCATAAAAGGGTCGAGTACGATTCCATTTTCAGGGCATCCGGCCAAAATGCAGTCCGCCACCAATTTTTCGGGGAATGTCGCAAAATGCGCTTCTTGCAGGGGTTGTGTCGGGACTGTCCATACGTCTCGTTTGTTCCGAAATTCCCTGTCGATATATGCGTTGCCGCTTTTTGTCCGGTAAAACTTTTCGGGGGTCGCCGTGTATTTGTTACCGCCGTAGCGAGGTGCATTTGTCGGGATTGTGCCGCTTGTTACGGCTTTTTCATGGATAGCCTCGCAGTCGAAGTAATATTTCGGCGATTTGGTGAGCAGGAAGATATATTCGTGTGATTTCGTACACCGGTCTTTCATACTTTCCGGCATGGGGTTGGGCTTTGCCCAAATAATATCCTGCCGCAGAAACCAGCCGTCCGCCCGTAACGCAAAGGCCAGCATCCAAGGTATGCCGATGAGGTCTTTGCTCTTGTAGCCGTCGAATTTCTTGACTATGACTGACTGTCCAACAGTCCCTCGATTTGTACCCTGTTTGTATTTCATGGCATTGTCAGGATAGTTTGCCGCCCCTTTTCCGCTGCCAGCATAGCAATCTCCGATGTTTACCCACAATGTCCCCGCAGGGGCTAATACCCGCTTTACCTCGTGGAATACGCTGACCAATTTCTGAATGTATTGTTCGGGAGTGTCTTCCAGCCCTATTTGTCCGTTTACGCCGTAATCTCGCAGGTTGAAATACGGAGGGGAGGTAACACAGCAATCTATGCTGTCATCAGGTAGATTGCGTAATCCCGTAAGGCAGTCGATATTGTGTATTACATTAGTTTCCATGTAGTTAGAATGCTTCACAACTTTCGCTACACCCGTTAGGTGTGTCCAGCTCGTTACCGAATAGGGATAACTGTTTGTAGGTGTTAGTCTTTTTGCTATCATCGGAGGCAAAATCAGTGAATGATTTACTCATTTGGAGTATTTCGTTTGCGGATAAGTTGCCTCGGAAAAACCGTATCGGGAATTTTACTTTGGGATTGTTTTTCCTGCTGTCAGGGAGATAGTTTTCATATTTAGCCTCCATGTCTGCCCACCATTGGAATCGTTCAGGTTCCTCGTGAGCTATCGTCAGCAGTTTGCGGAGGGACTTTTTGTAACAGCAATCGCAGTTCCCTTGATACGATTTTAGGTTTAGCGAGAAATCTTGCGCCGCCCAAAATGCGTTGATGTCCTCTCTGCGTGAGGGGAACATAGATATGCAGGGATAGATTATGCGTTCTTTTTTATAGTTTGGATTTACCCTGTCTATCTCGTCCAATCGAATTCCTATTGCACGATGATAGTGCTTCCAACCTATTTGTCGCATATATGCGTTTATCGTGTAGGTTTTCAGTTCACGGGTACATAGAGGTTGGTTTACATTCGAGATGCCGTGTTTCTTGATGCTGGCCTCAAAAGGTTCTCCGTGGCGGCTCGCAGTCTCAAAATCAACCACTCTTGCCGATACGCCTTTCCCTCGTTCCGGATTTGTAATACATTCGACCCACACAGTATTGAATCCCCAGCGGGTATCGCATTCTCGAATAAATTGTAAGGTTTCTTCCCGCTCTTTTCCCGTGTTGGCAAACACAACTTTTATTTCGTATTCTGTTCGGTCAAGATTATCCAAGAGCATTTTTGTCATATATGCACTCGTTGCTCCGCCTGAAAATGATATGAGTAATTGTTTCATAATCTGTATATTTAGAATGGGCAATCGTCGTCCGGCATATCGTCGTCTCGGAAGTCGAATACGCTACTGCGGTATGCCTCCTCCAATAACTCTTGTTGGTGCTGTTGCAGGTGATTGGAATTATCCCATGCAATAGCGTCGAAACTTGCGCCGTCGAACGGTGTGTACCGCCCGTTGTTGATGTTGTACTTGAATTGGCAAGTCCCGCACTCTCCGAGGTGTCGGAACTTGACTTTCTGAACGTGAACTTCGACCGTATTTTCAAGGCGATTCCGGTGAACCACTATACCGAAATCGGCTTTGTTGTAGAAGTTGGCCGAGCCGCTGATGTCATACAGCGTCGGGGCTTCAATTACTCCGTCTTTGTTCTTCGGCTGCTTGGTAGGGTGTGCCATCAGAATTATGAGGATGTCATTGATTTGGGCGAAATTCGTCAGTTTGTCGAGCAGTTCGCTGATGTACTGCGTTTCGTTCCGGTTCCCCTGTTGGCTTTCCAAACGGTTGTATGGGTCGATTACGAGTGCTTTGATGCCCCGCCGCCGGACGAGGAATTTGGCTTTTTCGAGGATTGTATCTACTCGGAAATTATCCGCTGGGCTGATGAAATAAAAGTTATCTTCGAGGTGTTCTTTTACCAGCCGATATTCCCCGAATTTAAGCGTTTCCTTGCTGAACTTCTTGCCGGTGAACTTCTCTATCAACTTGGAGGCGTGATAGGCGAGCGGGGCGTTTTCGGGGCTGAAATAAGCGAACCTCCACCCGTACCGCATATTGAGCCGTTCGGCAATTTCGTCGATAAACTCCGATTTCCCGCTGCCCGGGATACCGGTTACGATGCAGAGGCGTTTGGTCTCAAATGAACATAACCGGTCGAAATTGTCGTGCCCGATTGTTACTCCCTTTTGCAAACCGTGCTCAAAAATGGCGTCCAGCGATTGTTCAAAGTCCGAAACAGTGAAAATCCCCTCTACCTTTACCTCCGGCGCATCGTCGAGGCATTTCAGTAGGCTATCTCGCCCGAATTTCATTAGGTGTTCGTTGGCGTCCTTGCATCCCTCCCCGTATTCGAGAATACGGCAGCGGTCAGCCCCGAAACGCCGTAACAGCTCGTCCCGCAAAATGACGCCTTTGGTGTCGGTGTCCGATGCAATGAAAATCGTGTCTTTGTCGTCGAAATATTCCTCGATGTAATCGTCAAGGTAGGAGAGGTTGGCATTTGCCCCGTTAGGAACGCTTACAACGTCGGTGCGCCCGCACTCAATGAACGAAAGGGCATCCATCTCACCCTCCGTGATGATACACTCCTTTTGCCCTTTGATAGCGTCGATGTTATACGGCAGCAGTTCTGCCCCCGATACCATTTTGAAACACTTGTCGCCCGTGCGGAACTTCGTGTTTACCAATTCGCCCTTGTGGTAGTAGTTGAATTGGATTGTGTTGGCTTGCCCGTTTTTCTGCGGCATCCACTCCATACCCTCCGTAACCCGCATTTGTTCGAGCGTCTTTTGGCTGATACCCCGCCCGGCAAACCAAGCAACGGCCTTGCTGCTCATAGCGGGATTGCCTGTCTGTTTGGGCTTTTTGTATTCGGGCTTCTGCCGAGCCAGCGGGCGAGGGTTGTAAAACGGTTTATCCCACCGCTTTTCTCTTTCAGCGGCGCAGCCTGCCCACCCGCAGTAGTGGCAGTTGAATACACCTGTCGCCAAGTCCACCGATAGGCTTTTATCCCGTTTGTTGTGGCGGCTGTCCCTACATTGAGGGCAATAGGTCTTGATGTTGCCGCTCGTGCGATTGTACGGGATTTCTATTCCCAACTCTCTCCACCGCATCATAACAACACCCATTTTTGCGTTGAACTATCCCAAGCGTATTTATCGCCCGGTCGGGGAGGAGCGTTCATCGGGATTGTAACCTTTCCCGACCCATACGTCCGGCGTCCGTTCTCGATGCGTTCATCACAGCCGAGGGTAGTGGAACCGGTTTTGTGTTGCTGGCCTTTGTTGGCGTAGTTGCCCTCCATGACCTTAACCCAGTTCGTGCCGTTGCTGAACAGCCAATCGAATGTCGCCTGCCAATTCGATTTGTTTTCGCCCCGCAAGAAGCTGGATGCCTCGACTGCCTCAAACAAAGCCTCGCAGGTCGGCATCCAACTTTCGGGCTTGCCGAACTCGTTGAGCCTGGCTTTTATTTTCGCCCGCCGAGGGTCTGATAGCTTCGATATTTTCGGGAGGCTCTTGCATATCGAGTTCCACAGGTCGGCAATATCCTGATAAGGATATTTTATTTCTCCTTTCTTTTCCTCTCCTTTGCTCTCCTCTCCTTTACTATGTTGTTTCGGGTTGCCACTTGCATCGGTTTCGTCGGTTTCGGCTGGGTTTTGGCTCGCCATAACTCCGCCATTATTCAATGCGCCTGCGTTTTGGTTGTCGGAAATGCGCTTCCGTTCCCGGTTGGCGAGTAAAGAGGCGAACCGTTGCTGGTGGGCACGGGAAACAAGTTTATTCCCTGCCCGTTGCAACAGCCCGATTTTTACACAGTATTCAACAATTTCGGTCAGCTCGCTAACCGATACGTCATAATCCGCCGCAAGGAGTTCGATGTTTATTTCCTCCCACTCAACCTCGAAAAAATCGCTGTCGGTGAGTGTTTCCAACAGGTAATTCCATACGGCATACCCTGTGTGGGAAAATTTACGGCGGAGAGCCTTTATTTTCACGTCATTCCGCATATCGGCGTCATGCGTGAAATACTCTGCATTATTTTTCTTGGGTCTTGCCATATCCTTAATTTTTAAGTGTCGCTAAGAGTGATTGCCGGAGGTTTTCGTTGTGGGCTTTCCACTCGAAATTTGCCAAACACCATTGTCGGTAGCTGGTCGGAATGTCGGCGATGCGCTCGCCTTTATACTTGCCGAAAGGCATGACCTCGATAACGGCTTTCTGCCCGGCATCCATAGCGTCCACGTCCTGTTTCGTTACCCGTCCGATGTCGCTGATAGGTATGCCGCTCAACAGCTTCCCGCCGCTGCCGAACATTCTCCATATTTTCCCCCGTTCAAATGTGATGTCCTCGACCTTGCCGAAACGGGCTACATTGCCGCCGAGGTCGATAATGAGGGCGTCCTGTTTGCCCTCGTCGATGCGTGTAGCACGCCCGATGATTTGATAATACAAGGCGATTGAGGCCGTTGAAATACCGAGAACAATGCAATCTATCCCCGTGTAGTCGAAGCCCGTTGAAAGCACCCGCACGTTGAAAATTACCCGTATGCGTCCGGCTCGGAACTCCGATATGACGAAATCCCGTTGCCGCTTATCCATATCGCCATATATCACGGCTGAATTTTCATATCGTTGCGATAGGTCGATAGCGTCCTGTACGCTTGGAACAAATACGAGGATATGTTTGCGGTCTTTGTTGTTGTCGAGTGCGTCGATTATGCCGCCTGCGCCGTTGTTGGCATTGTATGCCTGTTGAACGCTGTATTCCGTGTATTCGGATTTGGAGGAGTTGAACACGAGCATACTGTCGTCAAAATCGGCAGCCTGATACACGAGTTTACTCCAAAATCCGAGTTCTACCATTTCCCGAACCTGCCCGACGTGGATAATGTCCTTGAAAAAATTGCCTTTCTTGCTGCGGGAGGTAAGCATCACGAGTTTGGAAAAGGTGTTGCCGTCGAGGTCTCGGTTGGTTTGTAATTTGACAGGCGTGGCCGTTATACCGAGAACGTGTGTAATCCCGCTTTCTTCGAGGAACTTGCCGAGCATACTATCGGATTCACGGGGATATAGATGCGCCTCATCAATGAGCATTTTTGTAAAGCCCATTTGCTTGAATGTCGCCCCGAGCGATTTGATGCTGCCGATAGTGGCGTAGGTAATTTGTGCGATATCCTTTCGACCGAATGATGCGGAGTAAATACCGGCGTTGGTTACGAACCCGCATAACGATAGATATTTTTTGTAGTTCTGTTCCAACAGCTCTTTTGAGGGCTGTAAAACGAGCAACTTATCCGTGCAGTTCTTCGCAACGAAAGCGGTAAGAATTGATTTTCCCCATGCTGTGGGGAGTACTATCAAACTTGGTTTCGGCTTCTTTTCGTTGAAGAATGCAATCGCCTTGTTTATCGGCTCTGACTGATTTGAACGTAATGTAATCATAGCCGTATAGTGTTAAAAAGCACCGTATTTAGGGCTACCACGCATAACAGGAGCGTAGGGAGGCCTTTCGGCCACTCCCACCCATATACAGTGCTATATTCTTTCTTATTCATAATCTGTTACTTTTGGTTTTGCGAAAATAATAAAATGATTATAATACAATCATATTTTGGGCGAAGAAAATTTAACTGTTCAGTTTATACTCCCATAATTGCCCTAAAAAATCATTTGGTGTCATTGTCTATCTGCTTTTTATTGTTCAACTTCCTTGTCAGTATGACCGCTCGGCGTTTGATATTGATAGTCTTGGTATCTTTGCCGGGCAAGTCTTGTAAAGCAGCGAGAAGTTTGATAATTTCCTCTCGCTGCTGGTTTGATATTGCATACATTCCCTCTATTTTAGGATAAATCGGCGTGTGCCCGGTACTATTTTTGTGAATTCTTGTGCGAGGTCGGGGTGGGCTTTCCCGAAAGCCTTGCTATCGAATTTTGCGCTGTCTTTGGACGTTTTCCACGTTGCGAGGGTTTGACCTCCGTAACTGATAGCTTCTGCATCCCCGAAGCCCATTTTGATTTTCGATTCGAGTTCTTCTTTGGTGGCTTCAAGTTTGGCGAGTTCAGCTTTTACCCCTTTCAGTTGATTGCAGGCCGAGAGGATGTCGTCGGTAACTTCGATGATTTTACCCTCCGTATGGCGGGCGTATTTCGTGATAACGTCGGCTACGGTGGTGGCGTCCGGTTCCACGTTGCCGATGATATTATCAACCCAAAAGCGTTCAACCTCCTCAATCATCCAGCCGAAGAAGTCCGGAACAAATGCGATGTCCTTATATCCGAATTCTCGGCCGGAACAGAGCCAAGCCAGCGAACCTTGCTTAAATTCCGAGACACCGAGCAGGTATTGAACCTGACAGAACCAATGTTTCGGCAGGTCGTCGGGGTCGATTGACATTTGGGTTGTCTTGCACTCCAAAATTCCCTTGTTGTTCGGGTTTCGGTGGCCGTCCAGCCAATAAGTACGGTCGGGGGAGGCTTGCAAGAACCCTTTTTCGTTGTTCTTGAACAACCAATCTCCGGCTGAACTTTTGATGACCTCTCGGCCTGTTGCGTCAGCCCAAAACTGCGATACGGCATCTTCGAGATAATGCCCGGCTTTCATTGCAAAGGTTTCATCTTTGGGGGCGTCCAGCCCTTTTTTGCGTCTCCATAGTTGGTAGGGAGTTTCCCACGGATTGAGGCCGAGGATTGTTGCTACTTCGGAACTACCGATACCGTCTTTGCGGTATTCGAGCCATTCGGCTCTGTCTTTGGGGCGTATTACTGTATTGCTCATACTAATTTACGTCTTTAATGGTTTGGGAAATTGTATCTATTGCCGCAACTTTTGTGGCCTTGCGAAGCAAGTCGATGAAATCGGAGTGTTGGGTAATGGCATTTGCAAGGGAGGGCACGAGCATCCCTTCTGAACCAACAACCCCTATGAGAGATGCGCTGGTGCGTTTACCCCCCCCCTCGGATTTTGCGATACATTCAGAGGTAATAATGATTACGCTCCGATTTTCTTTGTTTTCCTCCTGCCATTTTTGCAGGTCTTTTACGATGTTTTGAATATCCATTTCTGTTAATTTTGAGGTTTTGAAAATAGGGAGGGTAAAAATCCCTCCCTGATATTTTATTTGCGGATTAGGTTGAAATCAGCCCATAATTTGATGAACTGTTTCCCGCAGTAGATAGCGAGGTCGCTGCTTCGCAAGCAAAGGCGAGAGCCGAGGCTCGCACCCGTATCCGAGGGGGCGTCATACGAGTGCGAAAAGCCGAAGCCCGCATATTCAGTTACATAGCCAGCGGTGTCAATCATTCGCCGCTCCTGCTTTTCCCCGTCGTCCATGTCGTCAAGTTCCGCCTGTGTGTAGAGGTAGAACCAAGGATAATACCGCCATTCATCCTCGGTAAATTGCGGTTCCCAGCCCTCGTTCAAGGCTGCACAGATGATGCGGAGTTTGAGATACGCCAGCATATCAGGGCTGATGTCGTCAGATTGGGCGCAAAACGCTCGGAAATCGCATACAAAGGGGTGGTTGCTGTCGAGTGCAGCCATTGCGTCCTCGAACGTCTTGATACGCTCCGTTACGGGGCGGTCGTCTTTGGTCGTTACCGCATCGCCGAACAATGTGGCGAGCAGTTTTTTCGTGTTGTCGTCAGCTTGTTTGTACGCTGCTTCGAGATTCGATTTTTTGATTTCTACATTATCCATTGTTATATTGAATTATGCTCTTTCGAGCGGTTATTTTTTCGTTACTTCGCCTGTTTCGGGATTCACGACCTCCGATGTTTCGGTGGGTTGTCCGCCACCTTGTGTTGCAGCCGTAGCTGCTGCGGCAGCCTCCGCCACCTTGCGGCGTTTGGCCTCGGCTTGTTTTCGGGCGTCCTCGGCCAACTTCTCTGCGTCGGCGGTGTTCTGTTTGAATGTTTCGGCTACGGTCGTTGTGCCCTCCTTTATGGCGTTTTTCAGGCCGCTCAACTCGAACACCATTTCGCTGGTGATTTCCTCGATACGTTTCACGCCGCAGTAGGTGAGGATGTCCGTTTGCGATACACCCAGTTTGCCGAAGTAGGCAATCATATTCTGCCTGCGGGTTTCGAGGTCTATGGCTTTGCCGAGCGCAACCTGTTTGATTTCGTCGATGACCCGTTTTGTTACGGCTTTGGGAACTACTTTCAGAACTGCATTTCGGAAAGCGATTGCCGATGCTGCGTTGCCGGTTGTAACCTGCATATCTTCCGAGTAGGTTTTACCGCTTTTGTCCGTGATACGGCGTTTCACTTCGACCGAAACGGCAAGGTTGGTTTCAAGGTCATGGCATACGCCCTGTGCCGTGATAGTCTTGCCGTCGTTGCCGATGATACGGGTTTGTACCCGCATATTTCCCCACGCTCCGGCGATAATCTCTGCGAGGCGTACCGATACGCCCTCGATGAGTGTCCCCTGTCGGCGCAGGGCATAGAAACAATCTTCTGCCGTCGAATTGTCGAGCGTGGCGATTGTCTTGATGTTGTTCAATGCCCCGTAAATATCACGAGGGTACTGCTTTGCGGTGGCGATTTGGATATCTACCTCCGCCCGGTTGATTGCTTGCAGCATCTCAGCCTGTTTGATTTCGATGATGTCACTCATAATTGCTGATTTTTTGCCCTCTTACAGCTTCGGGCTTTGCTTGCGCTGGGGGCAGGGTTCGAACCTGCGAAATAGAGGTGGCGAAGTCCGTGAACGCACTTAAATCGCCACCTTAGCGTAATTCCGCCTCGCCTCCCCAGCCGGTTTATAATTGCAGTTTGGATTGCCCCAATTCATTCATGCGTGTCCCTTTCTGCGGCAGCGGGTATTGGTGGTAGTAGGTTTTCCAACGCCGCCCGTCCTTTTCGTTCCAATAGCTTTGTATGTCGAATCCCTCGCTTTTGAGGAGCGATACAATTTTGCGGAAATCGACGGTTTTGCCGATGCGGTTTCCCTGTGCCGTTGTCATCCTGATTCCGGATTCAAAGGCTGCCCGGATGCGGGCTTTCGCTGTATTGAGGCTATCGTCCATAACTCACTTTTTTTTGTTGATTGCTGTGTAGGTGGTGGCTGCACTTTCAATCTCGGTGTTTGTTTGTATCTTGTTTTGCAGCATCCAATCTTCGATTTCCTCTTTCTTGAAATAGAGAGTACGTCCGTTGGGCTTGTAGTGCGGGATTTTTTGCCCGCTTGTCAGGCGATATATGTGCCCTTTCGTGAACCCTGTTATTAGGGCAACATCATCTATCGTCAGGACGTTTTTTGCCCCCAATAGGGCTATTTTTTCGAGCCGGTCTATTTTGGAGGTTAGTTCTTGAAATTCCTCCGAGCGGTGTTGTTTGTCTTTATCATTCATTGCGTTAGTCATAATCAAGTCCGTAAATATCTTCTATGCTACCTGCCCCGTAGCATTCTTCGCAACTTTCAACCTCTCTTGCATCGGCGGGCAGCAGGGCGTATTCTTCCTCGGAGATTCGGTCTCCGTTCTCGTTGTAGTAGATTTCGCCCGTTCCGTTGCAGGCAGGGCAGGTTATCATTCGAGGTTCCGGTGTGCAACTTGGGCAACCGGGGTATCCGTTACATACCGGGCAACTCATATCTCACAATCATTTTCATCGTCCATATCAGGCAGCAGTCCTGCTTTATCGAGCCTTTTTCCTACGAGGCAGCATAACCCCAGCGATGCCAGCCCAATTCCTTTCAGCAAGCAGAATTTTCCCAAAGCCATATCGTCTATTGGTTCGCCGGAAAGCCAAATGATGGATAGGATTCCCCATAAGCCTATTGCATACAGGCGGGTATATTTTGCGATTGTCTGTTTGTTCTTTTTCATAAAGCCGCAACCGTTGATTGAGCGATAATTTTCTGATAGTTATGCAAAAGCCTCACGAGCCGTCGATTTTCGCTGTTGAGTGTTTTCTTCGAGGCTTCGAGAGCCGTGATGTACCGTTGGTCGTCCATACCATTGCGGGAAACCGAAACCGGTTCCGTCTGTATCTGTTGTTGGGCAGCAGCCCGTTTTGACGCAGCTTTTTTCTCCCAATACCGTTGCTGGTATTTCTTGTTGTACTCGTACTTGGCTCGTGCAGCTTCGGGGCTTAACTTTGTACTCATAATTTTCCCTCCCTTTTAAGCCGTTTTTCGGCTCTTTTACGCATAACCCAAATAGTTGATGAAGAATGGATGTTGTACTTCTGCATCAAATGTTGGGTTACGCCTGTTGCACTTTGTCCGGGAACGGACATTAACTCGTTCCATTCGTTGTAGATAGCCATATCTTTGGCTTCCTGTTCCTCTTGATAGGCCGTTTTGAAAACCTTTTGTTCCATTATTTTTGCATTTACTGTTTGGTTTATTTTCGATTTCAAATTTTTCTTCATATTTTTGAATGCGGTTTTATTAAAACCCGTGTGCAAATATAAACTTTGTTTCGATTTCAAACAAAATTTTCGACACAAAGTTGCGATTTAATTTTAAGTTAGTTTGCAAATGACAGAAACACAAAGGGTTAAAAAGGTGATAAATTGGCTCGTTTTTATGGAATACGCCGAAAACGAGCGAGAATTAGCCGAGAAGTTAGGCTATACAAAGTCATCATTCTCACAGATAGTAAATGGAAAAGTGCCTTTGTCGGAAAGATTTGTGCAGAAATTGGCGTCTGTCGATAGAAATATAAACGAAGTTTGGATAATGACAGGCGAGGGCAATATGCTGAACTCCGTGGAGGCGGGAACAAGTGTCGTAACTATTCCGGCAAATGTTTGGGAGGTGATACAAACGCAGGCCGAAAGCCTGAAAAGCAAGGACAAGCAGATAGACGAGTTGGTTGCCTTGTTGAAACAGCAAATTGCGGAAGGCAAAAAAATGCCTGCCCAGCAGGGAGGCAATGCCACCTCTGCCGTTGCAGGATAA